GACCAATCGTAAAATAATTTATTAGTAGAGCTTAATCTACTAACAGAATATGAGTTTTGTTCAAATAATATTAATGCAAAGGCATCCGATTGGCATCTTTCTTTAAGCAACGGATTTTCTATCAACAATCTTTTTTGAGATTTTGACAAGTTAACAAACCTGATACCAAACCTATTAGTCGGGTAAGGTCCATTAGTTCTTTCTATCTTTGGATGTTTCTTTTTTGCTGACATACTGAAACTTATTTATCATGCTTAATATAACATGTATAAACATAAAAATATGATTCGAGCACTATTTACAGAAAAGTACAGACCTAAAAATCTAGAGGACTTAATTTTACCAGACCGAGTAATGAATAAGTTCAAAGATGGTTTAACACAAAACATGCTTTTAGCTGGAAGTCCAGGTACAGGCAAAACTTCAACAGCTAAGGCTATTGTTAATCAGTTTAATTTACCATATCTTTATATCAATGCATCAACAGATACATCAGTAGAAGTTATTAGAACTCGAATCACTGATTTTTGTTCAACTATGTCAGTTTTAGATGATCAAGGTAAATTCAAAGTAGTTTTATTAGATGAGGTCGATGGTGTATCAGATCAATTCTTTAAAGCTCTTAGAGCAACGATGGAACAATTTGCAGCTAATTGTAGATTTATTGCAACTTGTAATTACGTAAATAAAATTCCAGATCCAATCCTTTCTCGTTTTGAAGTTATTAATTTTGACTTTGACAAATCAGAAGAGACTGAATTGACTAAAAAATACATTAAACGTGTTTATGAAATTTGCGGCAAAGAAGAAATGACAATAGATAAACCAGCTTTGGTAGAATTTGTTAAAAGAAACTTTCCAGATTTAAGAAGCACTTTAAATAAATTACAAGGTTACAAAACAAGCGGCACTACTAATATTACAGTAGAAGACGTTAAGAAATTTAATTCAGTCTACAAAGATCTATTTGAACTAATCTTTAATGAAACTGACCCGGTTAAGAATTATAAGTTGTTGGTTAGTGAATACTCAAATAGAGTAGATGATGTTTTACAATCACTCGGATCTGATTTTGTAGAATACATTCAAACAGAAAAGCCAAACAATGTAAAATCTATTCCACAAATTATAATTTCTGTAGCAGAACACCAAGCACAAAGAGTGCATGTTATTGACCCAATCATTACCATGTTATCTTGCGTTTATAAATTACAAGAAATTGTAAGATCATAAGAAAAAACATCTAAAAATATTTTACCATATCGTGGAAAATAGTTATATTTACAATAACAACGAAGAAGAAATGAGACTAGGCAAACACACATTATTAATTGACGGAAACTACTTCATATATAGTAGGCTTTTCGTTATGCCTAAGCCTTCTAGCGGAAAGTTACTAGAAGACGATAAAAGCAAAGGTCAATTTATGAGAAAATTGGCAATAGATTTCGCATCTGAAATTAGAAAAATGCAACCATTTGTGGATCGTATTGTATTGGCAATTGATTCTAAGTCATGGCGTAAAGACCTTTTTCCAGAAGCTGAGTACAAAGGCACCAGAGTGCAGAATGAGACAGTTTGCTGGGACGGCGTATACCAAATATATGAAGAGTTTAAAACTGTTTTGGCTAAACAAGGTGTGATCGTGGAGCAGATTCCAGGCGCAGAAGCTGACGACATCTTATTTGCATGGTCAACTTACTTAAACGCTAATGGTAAAAACTGTATTGTTTGGACCGGTGATAGAGATTTAATTCAATTAGTGGATTACTCTAAAGCAACTGACGGTTATACATTATGGTACTACAATACCAAAAAGAAATTAATTGTATTTGAAGGCTTTAATAAAATGATTGCCACGGATATCGACGATAGAACTGAAGACGATGATGATTTACTTTTTAATTTGGCTAGTAAAACTTCATTCTTAGAAAAAATGAGAATGGACGTCATGGATTGGATCAAAAAGAACGGTATTGAAATAGAAGAAATTAACTGTGATCATTTTATCTTTCAAAAGATTTTAATGGGTGATAAATCAGATAACATTAAATCTGTAGTTTCTTGGGTTAAAGGTGGTAGAACTTATAGCATTACACAAAAACAAGCTGATAAAATATTAGATCAATATCTTAAAGAAGAAGAATCATTTGTAATTGATCACATGTTTAGTGATGCTCAAGTTGATAAAATCGTAGATATTACGTATAGAGTGGTTAATAACTCTTCTAAGTCTCAAATCAAATTAAGATTTAATCAAAACTTAGATATTATGCTATTGCACCATAATACTATTCCAGAACCTATTCAAGAGCAAATGCAATCTGCTATAGAAAAAGATGTTATTATAGAGCCTACTCTTAGTAAATTGACGCAGATGGAAAGAATTCTAGAAGGTAATAAATGGATGGCAACTAAAGCTGAAAATGCACCTAAAAGTTATGATGCGTTTTCTGATTTAGATGTCTCTGATGAAAAGCCTTTGACTAAAAATCTAAACGAATTGTTTTAATATGGCACATATTTCACAAGAAGATCAAGAACAAATAGACTTGATACTTTTAGAAGCTAATGCGTATAACTTAAAGTGGGAAGTTATAGACTTCGCAGAAAAAGAAATGGCTAATGGTGTAGATCCAGTCGAAGCGCACCAATTAGCTTTTAATGAATGGATTAAATAAAACAATATGCAATTAGACGATACTAAATTATTTGACTTTGTAAAAATTATGTTTACAAAGAAAGCTGATTATGCAAACGTAAAAGAGCAAACAAAACGAAGACATCACTTTATGATTAATCGTTTTTTTGCTATTAAGTTTCCAGCAAATGCACAAATGTTCAATAAGAATGGTATCAATGGAGCTTCTGTAATTGATAGTTGGAGCTTAGTTGCTCAGAGATTTACTTCTGTACCAATGTGGATTTACACAAAAACCAAAAAAGCAGCACCTAAAAAGGATGAATACATACCTAACGACGACGCTTTAGAATTGTTTATGAAGATTCATGAAATTGGTAAGAGAGAATACAATGAATTAAAGAGATTCTCACCAGATGAATTAGAAAAAGAATTGCGTAAATTAGAAACAACAATTAAAGTTTATTAATGACAAATTTCTCTGTTTTAGACGCAACCGATATCATAGATGTGATGTTATTTAAATATAACTACTATGATTTTAAAATCTGGACAGGAGCTAAGAATAAATTGAATTACATTGAAGTAAACGATCAATCTATTTTAGTTTCGCCTAAAGATTTAAAGAAGTACATTGAAAGCACATATCCAAATGAATTGAATAAATTTAAATCAATTGGATCAGAATTCTTACACAAGGATGCTAACTCGATCTATTTCTTTAATACGATGCTTAAAGAAATGTCACGTTTAAAGTGGATCAAATTGACTCTAGATAAAAGTAAAAATTATTCTAGAATGATCGACGATAAAGTAAACGGTCCAAGAATTACATTTTCTTTTAAAGTTCTACATGTTACTTACAAATTATTCGAAATGTTTGATGAAGATGAACTTAAAGTTTTCAATAGCATTTTGACAGATTTACAAATATTAGAGCCTAATAAACCATACAAAAGACACAAGTTAAACTACATTTTAACAAAATTAGATAACTTTATCGAACAACAAGCTCTTAACCACACCGCTGAAGTAGAACCAGTGCTTATATTTTTAGACTCGGTTGAAGAAAAGCTAGAAGGAGATAATCCAGAAGTTTTGTTAGTTACAGACTATTAGATTTATTTCTTGAATATATAGTTCAGGAAAAAAGTCTATTGTTTAATGAGTTTAAAATTTAAATTACCAGCATTTAATAGACCTGCTTTTTTACGAAACTTTGGTAAAAGAGAAGGTTTAGTGTACACAGTCATAATATTTTGGATAGCATTTGGTATCTTAGGAGCCTTTAAAAAAGCTGATTTTGCACAAATGGCAGTTTATTTTGGTTCTCTAACAGCTTATGTTGCAACTTATATTTGGGCAGAAACTAAAAGACCAAGTTTAAAAACTGGTTTAGTTCTACCAGGCCCAAGTTCTAGAAGAGAAATCATGATTTATTTTGTAGTTGTCTTATGGGCAATTGCTGGAGTTTTAGGTATTTTAAATGGAGTAAATCTTTCTGATTTATCAGTTTATTTCATATCATTAACTGGATTTGTTGCCTCTTGGATTGCGGGCGAAGTTTACAAGCCGCAAGATGAAATTAAAATAGATAATACAAATGGTTAAAGGATATACAGCAAATGAATACGGTGATTTTTTAATAGCTTCTATTAAAGATCCATATACCGACGTAGAAAAAGTATTAGATTGGAATATTTTAGTAGGACTTTCTGATTTAAATACGGTTGGTAGAATATCTTTAGATGTAGATTCTATTGATGTATATGGTTCACAAACTAATTTTTTAGGCTATCAAACAGGTGACAAAATAATAGTTGGTAATAATATTCTAACTATAGATTCAGTCGTTGATGCTAATCACATGATTTTAGCTGATCCTTCACCTATTACGGCATCAAATGTAGTTTTCTATAAAGAACCTAATCAATATTCTTATTTTGATTACGAATACAGATTTTCTCAAAACCAAGGAGGTGGAGTTTATTCAGAATTTAGACCTTTAACAAAAGATTTAAACTTTGGAGATCTGCTATATTTGCAATTTGATCCAAGAAAGCCATTATATTTAGATGTAAAATGTGAAGTTGCTGCACTTTTGCCAGCTAATTCTCTAACTATATTATCAATCACATATACTTTACAAAGAGATAATGGTATCATAGAATCATGCCCTCAGTTTTGTACAGACTGTTTAGATCCTTATTTATATAATGGATGTGCTAACATTAGAGTTAACTGCGATGATACTAATCAATTTCAACCATATAATTTAGGTAAATCTCAACAAGTTTATTTACAATTATCTAATATGGTGTCAGACATCTTTGGTCACCAAGTTAAATATTTTAGAACTGAACCAGATCAAAGATCTAAGGATGTTATTTTGATGGAATATTCTTTATTTCATGTTGTAGATGAACAGAACGTTAAAATTTTAGTACCAGATAATGAATTTCCACAAGAGTCTTCAATTTCATACGATATGTTTGGAATGGATTTTGAAGAATTTGAAATTCATATAGTTAAAAAAGAATTTGAAGAAGCATTCGGATACGGTAAGCAACCTAGAAATAAAGACTATATGTTTATTCCTATTATCAATAAGATGTACACAGTAAGCTCGGTTTCTTTAGGTGATCGTTTTAACGCAGCTATATCTTATTGGAAACTTAAATTAACAAAATATAGTACTTCTAGCGCTGTTGAAACAGACAGATTTACAGAATTAACAGATATGATAGTTACTGGAATAGATGAGGTTTTTGGTGCAGAAATTAAAGATGTACAAGAACAAGTTGTAAAACCAGAACAATATCAAACAGTTTCTACTTCATATAGAGATGGTATTAGACAATTCCAATCTAAAGACATTAAGATTGTTGACTATGATCTAAAAAATAGATGGACTGTAGTTTCTAAAAACTATTATGATCTAACCCAAGTTGATAAAACAAATGTTGCTTTGGAATACGTTAAGAAAAGTAATTTAAAAGCAACTGATGATTTTGCTTTAACAGCATGGATTTCACCACAGTTTGAAACTGCAAATAATACTGAAGACTATTTTATTTTTGGTGATTATGCAGTGTCTAATGGATTTAGATTATTGGTAAGTCCTTTTGCGTTTACTGTTATCATCAATGGCATTGCGTATACTTATGCGCATAATATGATTTTTGCAAAAGATAAATGGTATGCATTTATTTTAAATGCAAGTAATACTTACAGACAATTATCACTTCATGTTTATGCATTAGATGCAAATAGCAATGAAGGACTTCCACAATTACAAAATAATGATTTAATTCCAGCTTTCCATGAAACTAAAGAATTAAATAATGCCATGATGTGGAATTCTGACACTTATTATCATTTAAACGGTGCAAAATTACACATAACTAATATTAGAATGTTCGAAAAACCAATAGAATTAGAACAACATCATAATGTATTAAATCAATATGTTGTTAGAGATAATCAATTGGCTCTTATTATTGATAACGCTATTCCTTCAATTGGCTTCCAGAAATTCAAGAACGCTAGATAAATTAGATACATATCTAGTAAATAATATAATATTATGTCAGAAGAAAAGAAAAGAAGCATCAGCGAACAGGCTGATGATATACGTAGAGAATTAGACGAATTGATAGGTACCGATGATTCTATAACAGATGTTGTAGATCAAGACCCGGTTTTACCTCCTGCTAGAATTAGACCTAATGTTAGTTTTACTGAAATGAAAGGTGCTGCTAATAAACAAGCAGAAAAAACTATAACAGCTTTAATGAAATTCTATTTAGAAGAAGACATCATCACCAAAGATGAATATGTCATGGCTAAAAAGAAAATGGACGAAATGACAATGAGCTCATTAGTTTATCAACTACAAGCAGGTGAAAGAGCACTTACTATTTTATTAGAAACTATAGAAGACGGTGAAATGGCACCTAGAATGTTTGAAGTTTTAGCAACATTACAAAAATCTATGCTAGACGTTATTAAATCACAGACGATGTATTTGATGGCAACTGAAGAATCTACTAAGCGTATTGCTAGAGATATTGAAATGTATAGAAAAAATGTAGATAAAACAGAAATTCAAGCTTCAGGTGGTTCTATAGAAAACGGAAACGTACAAAGAGGTACAAAAGATCTTATGCGTCTTATTAGACAAAGTGAAGGTATGACGGAAGACGCAGAGACAATAGACATTGAAGATACTGAAATAACAGAAGATTAATATGAAGCATGTAAAATTATTCGAACAATTTTTATTTGAAATAGGAGATTCATCTTCTAAAAAATATAAATATAAGATTACTGGTAAATTTAATGACATGTCTGAGTTTAATAAAAGACTTTATGCTAAATTTAAAACAGAGTCAAAATTAGAATATACGCTAACTGTTATAAATATAAATTCATTCTTAGATGTTGATTTTACAGCAAACGGAGAATATGACGAAACCAATAGAGGAGAAATGTTTAGTGTAATGGCGACTATCATTGACGTTGTAGAAAATATTTTAAATAATAACGAAAGCATTCGCGGTATAAGATACGAACCCAAAGAAAATGGAGTAGATAAAGGTACAGGACGAGATAGATTATATAGAATTTTTCTAGAAAAATCTGTTAAAAGACTTGGAAAATCAATCAAATTTATACAACAAGGCGGTACGGTTTTCGGTATAATAACACAAGATTAATATGGCAGAAAATGTAAGCGATAATAAATGGATCCCTAATGAATCAGCTGATGTTCAAACTGCAAAATTAGTATGGTCCACAAAAAATGTTAATGACTACGTCTTAGCATTAGATAAAGGTTATAAGCCAAATGTTAGTTCACCTTTTTATGAAGGTAAACAACATCTTAAAAAGGGTAACATTGTTTTTGAATATACTGACGCTGAAATCCAAGAAATAGCTAAGTGTGCCAAAGACATTGTTTATTTTGCTGAGAAATACGCAGTGGTAATGACCGATGACGGTATTCAAAAGGTAAAACTTAGAGAATATCAAAAGGTTATGTTACGTAATCTACAGGATAATAGATTTAATATCGTATTGGCATCTCGCCAAATGGGTAAAACAGTTACAGCTTCTATTTTTAATGCTTGGTACATTATTTTCAATTACGATAAAAACACATTACTTTTAGCCAATAAGGCAGACTCAACTAAAGAAATTATTGATAAAGCTAAAGTTGTAATAGAACACGTTCCATTTTATATGAAACCTGGAATTATCAAATATGACGTAATGAACGTTAGAGCTGATAATGGTTGTCGTTTAGTTGGTCAAGCTACCACAGCTAAAGCGGGTATTGGTTTTACTATCCATAACTTATATTTGGATGAGTTTGCCCACGTTCAATCTAATATTGTGGATTCATTCTATGAAAACGTTTACCCTACTTTATCAGCTTCTAAAATTTCAAGGATCAATATTACTTCTACACCAAATGGATTTAATAAGTTCTATGAAATTTGGTCAGCTGCAGAAAAAGGTGACAACGCATATACACCATTAAGAATTGACTGGTGGCAACACCCTGATAGAGATGATGCGTGGTATCAAAGAGAACTTAAAAACTTAGGTTCTGATCATGCATTTAATAGACAGTACGGAAATGAATTCGTTTCATCATCCACGCTGTTATTATCGCCAGGTTCGATGGCAACTATGAGAAAAAAGGCAAAGAAATTTATTCATCACGAATTAGAAGATTTTGAAAATATACACATTGATACAAATGGTTATTTGATGTGGAATCCAGATTTTGATCTAGATACGACTGTTTTAGAAGATAAGCGTTGGTTGTTTTCTGTAGATATTGCAGAAGGTAATGGAGGTGACTATTCTATTATTAATGTTTTTGAAGTAGAACCTATGAGCAAAAAGCACATAGATAAAATTGCAAACCCTGGAGCAATGTATGACTTCTTTAGAATCAATCAAGTTGCAATATTTAAATCAAACGAGCACGTTATTGAAGATTTTGCTAAGATTTTATATACATTAGCATGTGAAGTCTTTAATCCAGAAAACGTTAAGATGGTTATTGAATTTAACACATATGGAAGTATCTTGTTACAATATTTACAAACAGTATTTCCTCAAAGAAATGAATTTGAAGATGAGATGGTCTTAAGATTTAAACACCGTCATGATTCTAAAACATTAAAAGCAGGTTTAAGATTAAAAGCAGATAATAAAGCTGTTTTTTGTCAAAACTTTAAAAAATTAATAGAAGCTAATAGAATTTTTATTAACGATATTGATACTGTTAACGAAGCTTCTCTTTTTGGAACTTTAAAAAATGGTAGTTATGGAGCTCAAATGGGTCACGATGATGCTATTATGACAGCCATTAACGCCACAGAATTCTATGGAACTACAGATTATGCAGATTTTGTCGAAGAATTATTAGACACAATTGACGAAAATTTACACGATTACATGGAACAAACGCTGTTTAAAGATACAGATTCACAGGGTGATTTACAATATGATATTTATGACTTATTAAAATAATAAATTGCAAATATTACATTGATATATAGTCTAAAGATAAAAAAATACTTATAAAATTATGGCACTTAGTCCTCAATTATTGAACTTTAAAAGTTCTGGTGTTTACAGACTTGAATTTGACAAGTCTCAAACAACAACTAACAACGTTCAAACAATCAGATTAGTAGTTGGACATTCTAAAAAAGGTCCTTACAACACTCCAGTTTTTGTACAAACAGCTGAAGAATTTAATGCTATTTTCGGTTCAATTGACACGAATTTAGAAAAATTGGGTATGTTCTTCCACAGATCAGCATTAGCTGCTTTAGGCAGAGGTCCAATTTTGGCTTTAAATATCGCAAATATTGATGAAAATGACACTATTGCTTTCCAATCTCCAGTAACTAATGGTTCTGTTGATTCTATTTCAGCATTAGATGGAGCTAACGAATTAGCTAGTTATTTTAACATTGATAAATTCTGGTTCCCAGAAGATAAAGCAGTTTTAGACACTATTGGAAACTTAGACGAAGATAGAGTTTTAAACTTTATTAACATTAAACAAGAACCTATCACAGTTATCGTAAGAAAAGCGCAAGACGTTACAGAGTTTGAAATTTCTGCAAGAGAATGGTATGGTGAAGGTAATGTTCCTGCATTCTTAAATGATTTCGATTTAGTTTCAGATTTCATGGTAGATGTATTCGTTTTCAAAGGTAAATTTAACCCAGCGGATATGGACACAGATCCAATCTACGGCGCATTTTTTGATGCAAACGGTTTAATCAAAGGAAAATTAAATGAATTTTCTGCTTTAAGACAAGTTACATTATTAGCGCAATATACTGGATCATTAATTCCAAACTTTAAAGATTTAGAAGGAAGAAACTTATACATTGAAGCTGGTATTAACCAAGAAGCTAGAAGAACTGGTTTATTCTGTGCAGTTAACGAAGATTTAGTAACTGATGAGAATGGAACTAAAGTTGATTTAGTTGGTCACATCTATGATGAAACTTTAGATTATGAAGTATTATCTTATGTTGTTGACAATTCAATTAACCCTAAAGCTATTGCTTATGATGGTGATGTTTACGCAAACAATGCATCTACATTTACAATGACGTTCGCAGTTCCTGCTGAAGTAGATGCATTTCCTATTAAAAAAGGACATTATGTTGATGCATTAGCAACTAATAGATTAGCTAAAGTACAAAGAGTACAAAGATCAGGAAATGTATGGACAGTAACTTGTAGCCAACCAGTTGCAACTACATGGTCAGGATTCTATAACGCATCATTCGAAGAAGCTACGGTTTCTTACAAACCATTAGTTTTAGAAAAGGCAGCAGTTGCTAACAAAACAATTTCTGGAGTTTTATCTCAATTAACAGGAACTGGTTTATTCGCAGCTTTAGTTGACAAAGACGTTATTGATTTTAGATACATCGTAGATACTTTCGCTTCTTACGAAGATGGTTCTATCTTAAATAAGAAAGAATTAGCATTCTTAGCACACGAAAGACAAAACGCAGCAGCTATCTTAAATGCGCCTACTGTTTCAGATTTCAAAAAATCAACTGATCCATCGTTCAAAAATGCCAACAATGAATTTAACGTTGCTTACATTAAAGACGGTGGTAACTTAGATAAAAATCCAAGTTCATTATATGCTTTACCTTCTATCAACGATGGAGCTAATTACGCATTTTATTATGGACCAGGTTTATTAGTAAGAGAAAATGGTAAAGACACTATTGTTCCACCAGCAGCTTACGTATCTAATAACTTTATTGACAAATATTTCAACGCTTTACCTTGGTCAATCGTTGCAGGACCTAGAAGAGGTGTTGTATCAGGAGCTAATGTAGTAGGCGTAGAATACGCGTTTGACAAAGCTGATAGAGATATTTTAGAACCATTCGGTATTAACCCAATCGTCTTCCAAAGAGGCGCAGGATTAACTATCTTAGGTAATAAAACAGCTCAACAATCAGTTAAATCTGCATTATCTTCAGCTCACGTAAGAGAGGTGTTAATCTATATCCAAGACGGTATGGCTAACATCCTTAAAAACTACGTATTTGAATTTAATACAGCACAAACAAGATTAGAAATCAAAACTTTAGCAGACGCATTTATGCAATCTGTAAAAGCTGACACAGGTATTTACGATTTCCAAAATATTATGGATCAAACGAATAACACCGATGACGTTATCGACCATAATATGGGTATTATTGATACTTTTGTTGAACCGGTTAAAGGTTTAGAAGTTGTTGTTCACAGAACTACAATCCTAAACACAGGAGAAATCAAAACTGGAAACTTTTCTTAATTGATATATAAAACATAAGATAAAAATAATATAAAGTAAAATGGCTTTACCACACTATTCGCAAGACCAGACTGCAAAGAAAGGTCAACAATATGAACCAGTACAAAAGAATTTATTCGAAGTTACTGTATTGCCTCCGACTGGAGTAGCAGATGCTCCTTTATTAATTCAACACGTTAACTCTATCTCAGGATTGGAATTATACAAAGGAATTGAAGCGGTTGCACAAAAATTTAAGTTCTCTACAAGATCTTTCGCTGGTATGCCTAGTGAAACTTCAGTAGATGTAACCGTTAATTTTTCATTAAACTTAAATAATGCTAACCAAGCATATTTGTATAAAACAATGAGACAATGGTATAACAAACAGTTTGATCCTCAAACCGGCGTTATGGGTCTTAAAAAAGATTACGTAGGTACTATCGTTATCGTTCAGTTCAATAGAGCTGGAGATATTTATAGAACAGTAACTTTAGAAGATTGTTTTATCACAAGTGCTTTAGGATTTACAGCTGAATTAGCTTACGATAACGCAGAACCAGAATCTTTAGAAGTTATCTGGAGATGTGATACTTGGAAAGAAGTATTAGCATAACAACACCAAAAGGATGGGACGCTTAAAATCCCATCCTTATTTTTTGATTTAAATATATAATATAATATCAACATAATCTACATGTCTAAAGATAAATTAACTAAAAAATTGCAAGTACTTTTAAGTGAGGAAGAAGTTTTCACACTTAATCGTATTATCTTAAACGATGCAATTGAACGAGAAGAAAGACCCATTTCTATTTCAGCTTTTATTAGAGAGCTAATTCGCCTTGAAATAGATAGTCGCTCAGATGAAAGCAAAATATGGGACAAAAATAAAATTAATAAACTTAAATCTAAAAAGTAATGCAAAACAACGAAAACGAAAACTTAGATCTAGATAAACAATATGAAAATGTTGTTAAACAAAGAGAAGAGTTACCACTTAGTGAAACTGTTATTGAAGAGCCTGTAAATCTAGGTAAAGTTCAAATGGACAGATTCGCTACACAAAAAGCAGAAGACGCTGATTTCCACTTAGGTTATCACCCGATTCCAGTTATTAATTTACCTTCAGGCGGTATGTTTTACCCAGAAGGAACAGAAGTTTCAATTCGTTCTGCAAAGGTTGCAGAAATTAGACACTTTTCAACTATTGACGAAACTAATGTTTTAGACGTTGACGATAAATTAAATAATATCGTAGAGTCTTGTACAAGAGTTTTATCAGGAACTAAAAAAATGTCATACAAAGATCTTTGTGAAGAAGACAGATTTTATGTAATTCTTTCTATCAGAGATTTAACATTTCCAGAACCTGAATCTAAATTAACAGTGGATCATTTAGATAAACACGGAGAAAAACACAATATTGAAATTAAAAAGGAATACTTTCAATACTTTAAAATTCCAGAAACATTAGATAAGTACTACGATATGGAATCTAAATCATTTTTAATTGAAACTAAATCATTTGGTACAATTGAGATGAAACCACCAACTATCGGTGTTATGCAAAAAATGACATCATATATTAAAGAGAGACAAAAGACCGGTGGCAAAATAGATCAATCTGTTCTACAAATAATTCCATACCTAGTTACAGAATGGAGGGGTTTTACCGATAATGACATCTTTAAATTTGAAATCGATATGAACGGATGGTCAAACAAAAAATATAGTTTGATTTATAAATTAGCAGAACAAATGAAGATGGGAATTCAACCTAATATGTTAGTGGAGATCGGGGACGACGAGGAGGTGGTCCCAATCAGCTTTCGTGACGGAATCAAATCTCTTTTCATTGTTCAAGATTTCGCTGGAGAACTTCTTTAAGACAAAGTTTTACGTATATTTACATTTACATATACAACCATCTGAGCTTGAGAAAATGGAATTCTACGAATACCACTACTTACTCAGAGATCTAACAGATCATTTAAAGAAAGAACAAGAGGCAAACAAAGGTCAACAAGATTCAACATCAGAAATGATGAGCGGCATGAAAATGCCAAACATGAAGGTACCGACTATGAAAATGCCAAAATTATAAAAAGGTCCTGTGTACACAGGACCTTTTTGTTTAGATATATAATAAATATAATATTCAAAAAAACCAAGTTATTGTGGAGATCAATACAAAACAACTTTCTATTTTAGCAACACCTCTACAGAGAATTGCAACTGCATGCGAAACTACAACTGACGTTTTAAAACAAATTAATACGATTGTTATAGGTCTTAATGTTAGTGCAATAGAAATTATAAAAGAATTAAAAAATCAAACTGACGTTTTATTAGATATTAAAAGTTTATTAAAAAAACAAAAAAAACAAAACGAATCTAATACAGATTCTGGAAATTCTGGAGGTCCTATTAAAATGCCAGGTATTATAGGTTCTGTAAAAACTGGATTTGCTATCGTTGTAATGGCCGGTGCTTTAGTAGCAGCTTCGGGTATTTTAACTTATATGGCTCGAGTATCTCCAGAGCAAATATTAACAGCTATCGCCATTGGCGCTCTTTTTTTAATATTAGTGCCGGTTTTTATTAAAATATCAGATGCATTTAAAGGCCCGGGCTTAGTAGACAGAATAATAGGTAAAGTGACAGGTGTAGGTAATGGAACAAATCCAAGTATGAAAACTATGATTGCTGGAGTTGGATTGGCAATGACTGTCATGGCAGCTGGAGTTGCGCTGTCTTCGTATTTCTTTGCGATGGTTAAACCTATCACATTAGAACAATTTGCAACAGCAGTATTGATAGGTATCGCATACATTTCTCTATCTTTATCATTTGGTTTAATTACAAAAGCACTTACAAAAGGAGGAATAACAGCTGATAAACAGGGTATAAAAACTTTAACTATGGTAACGCTATCTATGATAGCTATAGCGCTGGGTACAGTCGGAGTAGCTTATGCATTTATGTTAATGCCAGATAATCCTAAAGCTCCAGATTTATTGTGGACCATTAAAGCCTCTCTTGCTATAGGTTTATTTTCAGTAGGCTTTTCTTTTATATTAAAATCTATTAAAGATAAAACATTTAAAGATATTTTATTTGCTTCACTAGCAATTCCTGTAATGGCTTTAACAATAGTTGGAATAGCATACGTATTTCAGTTATTACCTGAAAATTCACAAGCGCCAGATCCGTTATGGACACTAAAATCTGGTTTTGCTATACTAGCGTTTAGTTTACCGTTTTTTATTGTTTCAAAGGCTATAAAAGGTATGGGTCTTAAAGAATTGATGTTTATGACAATTGCAATACCTATCATAGCATTTGGTATTGTAGCTTCTGCTTGGATTTTTCAAGGTCTTTCTGGAATAGAAAACTACGCTCCATCTGCTGATTTTTCTATGGCAGCCGGAATAGCATTAATAATCTTCGCAGGGAGTTTATGGATTATAGGTAAAATTACTGGAAAAGAGGATATAAAAACAATGATGCGGGGTATTTTTGATATGATAATAATTTCAGTTGCCATCGTCGCAGTGGCTTGGGTATTTTCAGTTTTACCAGGTAGTTTTGTATCTCCGCCATTGGATTGGACTTTACAAGCTGCATTGGCAATAGCTGTGTTTGCAATTCCAATTGGAATCATAGGTGCTATAGCTGCAGCCACTGGTGGTGGTATAGAAGCTGCTATTTTGGGTGGAGTTATCGGTATTATATTGATTGCAGCCGGTATTTGGGCTGTAGCTTGGATTTTAAGCAAGGTACCAACAGAATTTGTAGGCGGTATGGAATCATTAGCTAAAGGTTTGATGGCACCTGTAAATAGTATGATAGACGCGTTTGCAAGATTAAAAAATGAAATAGGTATAGAAAATTTACCAGCATTAGCAGGCGGAATTGTTTTACTTGCAGGCGCATGGTTAACATTAGTTGGCGCGCTAGCTGGACAAGCAATTGGAGGCTTAGGAGCTTCTATTGCAAACTTAGGTAAATCTATTATAGATGGTATAAGCTCTTTCTTTGGTGGTGAAAAAACCAAATCACCTATTGATTTATTAGATATGATTTTAAATAGAGCAAATGCTATTACAACTATATCAAAACCTATGGAAACCGTAGCTACCTCATTTGGTAAAATTGCAGGTTATACTGGACGTGTTGTTAAAGGATTAGGAGCATGGGGTATATTCATTGAAGAAAAAAATGCTAAAAATTTAGAACGCAGCGCAGATGCTTCTAAAAAAATAGCAGATTCATATACTAAATTTGCCAAAGCTGCGAATGGTTTAAATATTAAAGCTGTTCAAGCTTCTACTGCAATGTTTACTTCAATAGCTAATTTATCCAAACCAGATGCGCAAAACGCTATGAAAACTTTAACACAAGAATTACTAAAGGCTGTAGAAGAATTAAGTAAAACTGTAGTTAATTTAGAAACAGCTGTTGAAAAACAAGGTGATAGTAATTCAGGACTTATAGAAGAAACTGGTAAAGCTATCGGTGGATTCGTAGAAAAAGTAACAGGTATAGTAACAAACACAGATACTAAAGTTAATAAAAGTGTACCTATAACGCCAGAGCAGCAAAAAGCAGAACAGGTTAAAGTTGCAGATAATACGGCTTTATCAAAAGATATTGCAACACTAACGCAAGCTTTAAATATGCTGGTTCAAAAATTCAACGACAGCACTGGAACAAATGCGCCGTATGTAAGAGTTGCACAGTAGTGATTGCGTATAAATTCATAAATATTTAAAAGAAGCCATGATATACGTATTCGTCATAATAGTAGCAGCAATACTTTATTTTGTTATCTCAAAGAAAATAGAAAAAAGTATAAAACCAACAGATATTATTGTTAATAAATTAAACGCAAGATTGACATTGATTAATTCTAAATTAAAAGCAGAAATTCAATCAATGAAGTCGAATGTTGAAATTAATGATAGATATATAGAACAATTACACACTAAAATTTCTGAATTAGAAGTTACTTTACAAAATTTTGTAAACAAAAATTAATTTAGTTATATAATAAAAGTTCTTAAACATTATTGGAGGCGTGTCAGAGTGGTCGATTGAGCTTGTCTTGAAAACAAGTGTACCGCAAGGTACCGTAGGTTCGAATCCTACCGCCTCCGCATTTATATTTTTCATCCGGCAGTAAAAAAACCGCCGGATATTAGATATATAATACATGAAAGAAATTAAATCACACAAAAGAGGAGGCTATAAAGAAAATGCAGACCTTTTTAAAAATTGGGCTATTGAAAACTTAACTAAGCCAGATGATGAAGTTTTTTGCGAGAACGCTACAATCGCTAGACACCGTGTTAAAAGAAAAATAATAAACAGAAATCTTATTCCACATGAATGCGGAATATGTGGAATAGGTCCGGAATGGCTTGGTAATCCAATGCCCCTAATATTAGATCACATCAACGGTATTAACAATGATAATAGATTAGACAATTTAAGATTTGTTTGTTCTAATTGTGATTCTCAATTACCGACTTATAAAGCTAGAAATATCAAACAAGATAAATAATAAGAGTGGTGCCCATGCTCTTGAGGTCCTGAGTCAATAATGGCTTTAGAATTGTTGCAAAGCAATAAAAGGATTTTAATAAAACTAATTAGCACTATGAAAACAAATTACCCAAGCGCTTATATTGCGCTTAATAACAATCGTTTAAAGGCTTATGCCGACGTCATTTATCTTAAAGATGGCGATGAGTTTCAAATTGAACTCTTTAATCCTTACCAAGTCTCTGTACTTGCAAAAATCTACATCAATAACAGCTTAATTTCTACTTCAGGCTTAGTAATCAGACCGGGCCAAAGGTATTTCTTAGATCGTTTTATTGATACAAACAAAAAGTTTAAGTTCAATACTTATACTGTGGATTCTGGAACTACACCAGAAGTTTTAAAAGCTATTGAAAATAATGGTTCTGTTAAGGTAGAATTTTACAAAGAAACTGAAGTTGTATCTACAAGACCATGGACTGGAATTATTCAAGCTCCGTGGAATTCAAATCCATTTCAACCCTATGCTGGCAATGTATTCTACAGTAGTTCAGGTACTGGAAATCCAAATCCAGTTACTTTTACAACATGTTCAACTGGTACTATCAATGCAAGTTTAAATACACATGTTACCAAATCTTTAGAAACTGGAAGAATTGAAGGCGGCTCAAAATCAAAACAAAGTTTTAGTACTACAAATCAGGACTTTGAATTTTTTGCATGTGCAACTTCAACATGGAAAATCTTACCAGAATCTGCAAAACAAACAGAAATCAAAGATATAAGAAACTATTGTTCTTCTTGTGGAACTCGCATGAAGAAA